GCAGCACGATTGGCATTATTTAAAGATTATGAATCAATGGATAGTGACCCAATCATTTCAAGTGCATTAGACATTTATTCAGACGAGTCAACAATGAAATCCGAATATGGACAAGTTGTTGAAATTAAATCTGATAATGATAATATTAAAGAAATTTTACATAATTTATTCTATGATATAATGAATATAGAATTTAATCTATGGCCCTGGGTAAGAAATATGGTTAAGTATGGAGACTTCTATCTTTATTTAGATATTAGTGATAAATACGGAATTACAAATGTAGTTCCACTTTCGCCTTATGAAGTCGTAAGAGCAGAGGGTGAAGATGAAGAAAATCCTTACTATACTAAGTTTTACTTGGAAAGTATTGAGGGAGCACACCCGTATTTTGGCCAAAAGATATCAAGTTCAAAGCAAAGAATTGAATTTGAAAACTTCCAAATGGCACACTTTAGATTAGCAAGTGATAGTAATTTCCTACCTTACGGAAAATCTATGATTGAAGCTACTCGTAAAATTTGGAAACAATTAACTTTAATGGAAGACGCTATGTTAATTCACAGAATTATGAGAGCACCTTCTAAACGAGTATTCAAGATTGACATTGGTAATATACCACCAAGTGAAGTTGACAATTATATGCAAAGAATTATCAACAAGATGAAAAAGACACCTATTATTGATGAAAATACAGGTGAATACAATTTAAGATATAATATTCAGAATCTTACAGAAGACTTCTTTATGCCAGTTCGTGGTGGAGATAGTGGAACTGAAATTAATGAGTTGGGTGGTATTGATTATGATTCAACCGAAGACATTGAATATTTGAAAAACAAATTATTAGCATCATTAAGAATTCCAAAAGCATTCTTAGGATTTGATGAAAATGTCGGTGGTAAAGCAACCTTAGCAGCAGAAGATGTAAGATTTGCAAGAACCATTGAAAGAATACAAAGAATTATAATATCAGAGTTAACAAAGATTGCAGTTGTTCACTTATATTCACAAGGATATACAGATGAAGACTTAGTAAACTTTGAATTGAACTTAGCAAGTCCTTCAACAATGTATGAACAAGAAAAAGTTGAACTATGGGGACAGAAAGTTACATTAGCTCGTGATATGATTAGTGATAAAATTTTACCTACAAATTGGGTGTATGATAATGTATTTAATTTTTCAATAGATGAAAAGAAAGAAATACAAAATCAGATTATTCAAGACCAAAAAGAGAAATTCAGACACTCACAAATTGAAATGGAAGGTAATGACCCAGCAGATTCAGGTGAAGCAGTTGGAACACCAGCTGACTTAGCAACAATCGGAACAAGAACTTCAGCAGCAGCAGCACAATCAGGGCAGGATATGCCAGATTCTGATGATTTAGCAATAGGTTCAGTCTTTGATAAAGGTGTTAAAGGCGATGACCGACCAGAAGATGAGCAGGGTGGAAGACCACCAGAAATGAATAAGTTCGCAAAAGATAGTGGAGCAAGAGGACGTGACCCATTAGGGAAACAGACCAAGAACAGAAGACCACTTGCATTAGCACATTATGATGCTATTAAAAAAACTATGGGTAAAAAGTCAAAAGCTATACTTAAAGAGACCAAGAAGGTGGATGAAATTGAACAGGAATATGATGAATATAAAGAAGAAAATGGTGTAGATTAAATACACATTTCTTGAAAGTTTTATATTTATTATTGATAAAATACAGAAAAATACTTTGGAGCTCGAATGTCTTTATATGTTAAACATAACAAGATAAAGAATACCGCTATTCTTTATGAACTTTTATCTCGTCAAATTACAGTTGACGTGCTAAATGACACAAAAAGCCCAAAATCAGTTAAATTATTTAAAGAATTCTTTAATAAGAATACTGAATTGGGAAAAGAATACGAATTATATTCTATCTTGTTAGAAAAAAAATACAAAAGCGACACACACGCTAGTCAATTAGTCGAAGCGGTAGTGAAAAGTCGTAGAAAGTTATCTAATCGTAGGTTAAATAACGAAAAATACAACCTAATTAAAACCATAAAAGAAAATTATGATATAAAAGAGTTTTTTAATACTCGTTTGCCTAATTTTAAAATTATGGCATCAGTTTACAAACTATTTGGAACTGAAACAGGTAAAGAAGATTTTGGGCCAGTCCAAAAAACTGATTCAGTTATCACTATAACTGAACATATTGTTCAAATTCCTAATCAAAGAGATAAAAAAAATCAAATAGTAGAAGAATTTGAAGAACAAGAAAAAGATTTAAGGTTATTAAGTTATCAATTGTTAGTTGATAAGTTTAATTCAAAATACAAATCTCTTAATGAAAGTCAAAAGAACTTATTGAAAGAATATATCAATAATGTATCTAATACAAATTCATTAAAAGAATTTATAGACAATGAAGTAGTCAAAATCAAAAGAGCTCTGAAGGCATTACTTCCTAAAGTCAATGATGATATTACAAAAATCAAACTAACAGAAGCTATCACTCATACTGATAGTGCAGTAAGAGGTAGTGTTGTGAAAGATAAACACGTGGTTGCTTTGATGAGGTATTATGAATTGATTAAGGAGTTAAAAAATGTCCAAGACAAGAAGAATTAAAGAATATCTTCGTCAATTAGTTGTTCGTGAATTAAATGAACAAGGAGATGAAAAAAAGAAAAGACCCTGGCATACACCAGCTCATTTTGGTGGTGGGGAAAATATAAATGTTTTTGGATATAAAACTGAAAACTTTGATATTTGTAAGTCAGCAGTAGTTTTATTCCAAAAGCTTGAAAAAGTTCTAAACGCACAATCTGAAAATCAAGAAGCATTTCAACAACATAAAAAACAAGTTGTTATGGCAGCTGAATTTATTGATAAATTACTCGGTATAGAAAAGGAAGTTGTTGAAAAAAAATCAACTTCAAGTGAACAATTAGATGCTGCGTTAGAATTATTATATTTCTTTACCTATAAAATTGGTGTAGTTGGTGGTAGATTAGAAATGGATTTATCAAAAGAACTTTCATTTGTTAAAGAGCACTATCAACAAATCCAAAAAAGATATAAAAGTAGTGTAGAAGAATCTTCTACAACCGCATCCGCAGGAATTGATGGAACAGGAACAGGACATTATGATTCACCATTTGCATTTTCTGGAAAAGGAAAGAAAAATAGAAGAAAGAAAATAGCAAAACAAAGTGGATACAACCCAGTAAATGAAGTTACTGGACAAGAATTTGTTGCGATTAACAAAATAGTAACTAATCTTAATAACATTCAAAAAAGTTATCAAAGAGCAACGGGTATTGGTGATAAAGAACTTAAAGATAGAAAGTATAATAAACATTACGAAACTATTTTAGCAGCTAAAAAATCAATGATATCACTTCTCGATATACTAAAAACCAAACAAATGTTAGGTGAAGGTCGTTATCACGATTGGAAAAGAGATGAATCATTATCACCTAAACAAAAGATTGGTCGTTCAATGAGAGAAATTAGAGACGCATTAAACGAATTAGATAAAACCGTAAAGATGAATCTTAAATTAAAAACAGAATTAAATATGTCTTCACAAGACTATTGGAAGAACACACACAAAGCCCTAACTAAAATTTCAGAAAGATTAGTCAAGATGGCAAACAAAGTAGGAAATTTAAAGTAATGAAACAAGTAATAGTAGATTATATACCATTTAGTTTATCACCACAACAAATACAAGAGTCTTTAAAAGAGAACAATGGTAAGTTGGTGGTAAAGGGTGTATTACAAAGAGCAGAAGCAAAAAATCAAAACGGAAGAGTATATCCAAGAGATATTTTGGTTCGTGAGTCAAAAAAGTATGACCAAAATTTTGTAAAACAAAATAGAGCACTTGGGGAATTAGACCACCCAGATTCATCAGTAGTGAATTTGGCAAATGTATCTCACAATATTACAGAAATGCACTTTGAAGGTGACAATTTATTAGGTACGGTAGAAATCCTAACTACACCAAGTGGAAACATATTAAAAGAATTATTCCAAAACGGAATTAAATTAGGTATTAGTTCAAGAGGATTGGGTAGTGTTGAAATGGTAAGAGAAGCAAATGGTGACCAAATATCAAAAGTCGGAGATGACTTTGAGTTAATCGCTTTTGATTTTGTTTCCAATCCATCAACACACGGAGCATTTTTATATCCAATGAACGAATCAGTAGATAGACAACAAGGTAGAACTTGTGGTGAATATTGTAAAGCAGAAGATATAATCAACCACATTATACGAGGAGAGTAATGAAAAAGTTATCACAATTATTAGAAAGCATTAATGAAGTAGATTCTTTATTAGAAATAGACTTTAAAGATAAAAAAGCATTTCAAAAATATAACGCAAAACATAAAATGCGACCTACTACAAAAGTAAACATCGCAGGTAAAGATACTACCGTTG